TTCATAATTGTTAAATAATAACTCATGGTTTGGGGTCTTTTTCAACCTCATAATCCGTCTTAATCATAGCCTCATTAGCTTCGCTTTTCAAATACTTAAACATAAACTCATTCACAAATTCACATCTGGGGCAAATATAACAAAGCGCTCCGGCCGCCACATTCTGGTAAATAATCAGTTTTTGGCACTTGGCGCACCTTAACTCTTTGTAGTTTTTGCCGTTTATGGTAATCATCTGGTCTTGCAAATAAAGTTAATACTAAACTCATCCAATCCCCGCTCGTTGCGTCCGATGTGTCCGCCCTCACTTTGAGCCAAGATGTAATAAAAATAGGTATCACCAATTTGCTCGTTTCCTAGTCTGTGTAATGCGTTTCTCACCGCGTCGAGTTTTGCTTTTCCGAGCGCATAATTTGAGGCTCTAATAAAAACCTGAAATGTCGGTGAGTGTGTTGGTATGTCCGGGTCTGGCATTGGTCCGCCGGTGTCCAAAATACTCAAAGCATTGTCGGCACTATCCGGCATAAATGACTTAAATATATTCGTACTCAATGTCCCAAGCCCCTCGGTTACTAAATACTGTGCAATGTCGTCAATTAGGTATGTCATATTTATACAAATGAGCGCTTAATACCGTCGGCGATGTAGCGCTGAAAAACCGCCATATTGTTCTTAATTGGGTCCTCAAGATATTTACCTTTGCGACCCTTTTGAAATCTGTACTCTGGGTGTTCGTGAAGTCTAGCCGCATATACCTTATTGTACCCAACAATCACACTTTTGTCGGTGTCTGGCTGTACACTTCCGCTATTTTGTAGCATGCCGGTGTCATGGGGGACTTCAAAGCTACTAAGCCTCAAAATCTCATCTGCCACATCATTTATTGCACTTAAAATGGCTTTATCCATGGCACTCAATGAGCGCTTTACGCCTGTTTTTAGGTTCTCAATGTCAACTGTTATATTCATGTTGCTTTCCAGTTAGTAAGCTCAAGTTTTATGTGATTTTTTCTGCCTGTACCATCAACGCCGTAATAAATACCATCAACTTTATAATCGTTTCCGTCGTATGTCACTTTGTCGTCAATAGCAACCACCGTGTCGCTTGGTACATAAACCTTGGCCACAATCTGCTTGAGACTTGCCAAATTGCCTCCGGGTTGAGCCGGGTTGTAATTTAATTTTGAGGTTGTTTGAAATCTTGATTTGACTGAAACCGCACCACTTACCACTTCACGGCCATACTCGTTATAGCCTGTCTTTGAGGTTATTGTAATGGTTTGGTTTAGTAATCCGTTTATACTCATATTTCATATTCAAGCATTGAGTACCCCGGTCCTGTTAAAAATACCCTTGAGTAGTATTTTCGACTTAGGGCATATCAATTTACTAATACTCGCAATTCCGGTGCCTTTTGTATATGAGTAGTCACCAATGCTTTCGCTTTCCATTTCGGACTTGTCGCCTACAAAATAGCTGTCACCCATCTCAATAAAATACTCAATTTGAGCGGCAACGGCTCGTTTTACCGCCTCCGGGATAACCTTGAAAAAAGTTTGTACACCGCTTGTATTGGTATAAGTCTCAACATCGCACACTCTTGGGAATTTTCCCAATTGGGTGATTTTGTAGACACTTGTATTGTCTGGGGTTGAGGTCCAATTGCTGTCGACGGTTACAACTCCGGCTTTTGTCGAGGCTGTAATTTTTCTCCTTTGGCCAACTCCGGTGCCTCCAATAATCTCAATTTGGCAAAGTTTTAGGTAATCAATATCGTAAATATTTTGCTGTACAACATCCAAGGTGAGGGTGTTGGTTCCGGCACTTATAGCCAAACCAATTATTTTGTCGTCAATGTCCATAAAACTATCTTGAGCGCCAACATATGCGTCAATTAGCTCCTCGGCTTGGCTAATTCTGTCGTCGGCTTCGGTGGTATCGGTTATGGTGATATTTGCCAACTGCTCAAGTTCCCCTTGGCTCAAATACCCTCTGCGACTTGTTGGTTGTGTGCTTGTAACTCCCATATGGTTTTAATTATACAATTTTAATTGCGGGTGTACCATGAGCCGGTGGTTTTGGTATTCCATGAGTTGCTATTTTCAATTTGCCAATATCCATCCATGCCTTTTTTCCATTCACTTATCGTTTGTACATCAATCAGACCATCATCGGTTTTACTTTTAATATAATTTACTAAACTTTGAAAATCCGATATTGACCATTCGGTTGATATTGTTGGTAAAGTAGCAAGTTTGTGAAAAAGTAAAGCAACTGTTTCGCCATTATTTATTGCAGTATCAATATATCCTTTTGCTGTCGCCAAGCTAGTCGTATTTGCCACATTGTAACGACTTAATGTTAAATAGTTTTTTACACCCTTTATTGTACTGATATTTGAAGAATTTACAGTAACTCCGGTAAGTATTCCCAAATCTTCGCATGCCTGTAAAACAGTATTATTATAAGACCCACCCGGATACGCGATGTGTTTGTATGACCGAGTAAATCCTAAATTTTCAAGATAGTCTGAGCAAGTTGTTATTTTTGTAACAACTCCTTGGTAGTCTAGGGTGGCAAGTAAAACAATGTCTGAGCTATGGTTGCATATGTCATTTCCAAGTGCGTACATTTCTGACATTTCCGAGGTGGTCATGTAGTTGCTTGAGTTAGCAGAAGAAATTATATAATAAGTAGCCTTTAGACCAAGGCTTTTTAAGTAGTTAAATCCATAGTCGTATGCACTTTTCCAGCCATCGTCGAACATTATTAAGCACTTTGGTTTGGCATACAACCCGTAATACAAACTGTCAATGTTTACTGTCGATATTTTTGACGATGGAACCCAAACTCTAAATTTAAGCCTTATCATTGTGTTGTCCCAAGTTTCACCACCAACTGAGGTCCAACTAGCATTTGGAACTGTCAAAAAATTCCATCCTGACGAAAACACACCGCTACCAGTAGTAAATGATTTTTGAAAATATTTACTTGAAATAGAGGATGTTGATGATAAAAATATATCTAATTGCGAAATATTTGCAGTATCATCAATATAAAACCAAAATCCAAAAATGCCTGGGTTTGGATTTGAAAATGAAATTGTTTTGACTATAGATGTAGTTGTTGCAACTCCGGTAATTATTTTTATTGAGTTGGAACCAGTTTTTATATTTTCAGTATCATTAGATTGTGTAGAACCTGTCCCCGTAATCGTCCAATCATTTATGTTATCAAAATCTTCCATCATCACACCCGCGCTAATAGCGTAATTCATATAGTGAGGTTAAATGTTTGACCAATAAGTGGCGTAATTTGGTCCAAAACGGCGTTTACTTTCAAATCACGCCTTATGTCTGCAATTACCTGAGCCTTGAACTTATTGAGGTCAATTTGCTCTGTTTGCCTGAATGTATAAATTTTGTCCCACGAGTTGCTTTGGGGGTCGGTTAGGGTAAGTGTCAATTTGGTCACACCTTGCTCGTCTGTGGTGGCACTTGAGATTTTGCATTTTACTATGATTGCCATAGTTTTATTATATCAATATTGATATAAGTTTATTTCTACACTCCCATGAGCATGTTATTTGACCCGCCCAATATAGGGGCTACCGAAAATATCCAGTTAGTGTTACCACCATTATCAACCGAGTTGGCACCTGCATACCAAGTATTGGTTTCAGTTGCAACGCAATTAGTCAAAGATACATAATCTACTGCCCCTTGTTTTTCTAAACTTGAAACTGTAAATGCCGGACCGGTAATACTAGCAACTGTCATCAACTTTCCAGATGTTCCGTTTACATTAAATCCGTTTTTTTCCCTTATTATGGTTGTCGTACCTGCTGTAAATTTTAACGACCGGGCATTAGAAGCGTCTGAGAAGTTTATTTGAGCAAAGGAGTTAGAGCCTGTTATATCTAGTTCTCCAGTAGAACCTGCTACGGTGTAGGTAATAGTTCCAAAAGTTAAACCTCCACCATTAAATGTTCTAGTAGAAGAAGATTTTGGAATATTAAATGTGGTTGTATCAGCAGACAGAGTTAGACCGGAAGTAGAAAAAGATATAAAGTTTCCAGAAGACGCATTGGGTGTTATGGTTGACCCATTAATTAAATTAGACCTAGTAAAACCACTATTAGATACAAAAGATGCCGATGTTACATTAAAACCGTTTGAATTTATAACACCATTGTTTGAAGTAAAAGCTCCATTGGATATTATCGAATCGTTTAGGAGATAAGTTCCACTTGGAGCCGTAAATGTTAAAGCTTGGGTATAAGTTTTCCCTGCTGAAGTTAATGAATATGAACCCCTACCAACAAAAGTGATTACCCCAGTTCCTGCTACCGTCATTCCACTTATAAAAGTATTTGAACCAAAGATAGATACTGCTGTAGTTGAATTGGTAAACGTCGGACTCCCTGTAGCCCCTGTCCAATTAATACTCCTACCCAATCTAGGCATATCAGCAGTAACGGTTTGAGAGGCAGAGAAGTCTACACCTAAAGATACATCATCTTGAGGTAAAGGCACACGAGTAGTCCAAGCATTAGTAGACCAGTTACCTCCACTAGCTCCATTCCATGTTTGAGATACAGAAGCAGGGAAGGTGATACCAGAGTTGCCTCCGCAGTCGCCGATGTCGTTTTGGGCTGAGAAATCTCTTGAACCAGCTCCTGCGCCTGTGATGTCTTGGAAGTCGGTGTTGGTTACTGACCAGGTGGAGGCGGTAAGTGTTCTGGTTGCTCCTACGACAGAAGACTTAATAATATATTGATTAATTCGGCTATTTCCATTACACGTTAATGTTCCAGTTAGTGTCATGTTTCCCGTCAGGTTAATACTTGAAATTTTATTTGCAGGTCCAGTTATTGTTATGTTTGCGACAGTTGTAGTTCCTGATGGGGATAGGGCTGCGTCAGGATTTGTATTTGGAAATACCAAACTTGTTCCGTTGTAATTAGTATTAAACCCTGGAGTAAATCCAGCACCACTTCCTGAAAATGTAATTATCGCAGTGTTGGAGGTAAAAGTAAGATTAGTTGCCGTACCAGTTGTCCACGCAACGGCGTTTGTTCCAGTTATTCCTATGTTTGCATTTCCCAATGTCAGAGTCCTAGTTCCAGTTCCAGAAAAGCTAAATGTTGTATAAGATACTGTCCTTCCTGTTCCGTAATCCAAAGTTCCAGTAAATGCACCACCAGTTACAGAAGTAACAGTGTGGTCTGCGGTTACTGTAACCGTTCCACCCCCACTTGAAGCATCAAAAGTAACAGTATCCGATGCCCCTGGTACTGATTGCCCTCCAGCACCGTTTGAAGACGCTGCCCAATGAGTAGTATCTGCTGCATCCCAGTTTCCAGTTCCTCCTACCCAAAATCTTGCTGCCATATTATTTAACTACTACTTCTTCTAATACCTCGGATTCACTTAACATCACTTGTTCTAGTTTAGAACTCAACTGTACCTTCTGAGATTGTAATGATTCAATCTGTTGGTCAATACTCACTTGTTGGGCTTCTAAGTCTTCCTTAGTGGGTTCTACTGCCTCCTGTGGGGTATTTACAACCTTAATCCAGTTAGCAAACCTTTCCTCTTTTTGTAATTCAATTTCTTCCGGTGTAAGTTTTTCGTATTCTTCAACCGGCATGATTATTGCGTCGGAATAAGTCTGTCCATCCCTTTCGATTATAAATCTATGTTGTACGAAAATATTGTCATTCATATTATATTGAATTTTTTAGAGCAAAAGCCGTGATTTCGATTGAAGCAACCGAAGCTGAACATGTAGCCGTCCAACTTTCACTGTGATTTGGTTGATTATGTCCACCTGCTGGCGGAAGCATAAAACCTCTAGTCTCTCCTGCTGGAACTGAGAAAACAAGTCTTACAGTACCATTTACCTTAGACCTAATCGAAACACTACACACAGTACCAGATGTATTTGCCAAAATCAGTCCGTATAAATCTTGATAGTAGTTGGCCAAAGCGGTGACAATAACTGTCTCACTTGTTGAAGATGTGATTGTTGTTTTTTGAACTACTTTTTGGGTTCGTCCGTATTCGTCATCCATATCTTTATTATCATCAAATGTTATTAAAATGTCAAATTATCGTTTATATTAAGTTTTCCATAAACTTCTCCAATTCAACCTGTTCTTTGTCAAAGTCAACAACTCGGCAAAAATTGTCGTATGAGGCCTTGGCCATCTTTTGGTATACCCCCGGTTGTGAGTAGTGGTTGATTTTGTTGATAACTTCTTGATAACTCATGCCGTCAATTGCAATGCATGTCTCGCCGTCAATCAAAAGAGCCTCGGCCAACTTGCCTGCGTAGTATTGTTTTTTGACTATCAACGGGCGACCAACTGCCGGCGCGTTGTGGATAACATGACCATACCCGTCACCACCTTGCTTGGTATGCCATATAAATCTCGCCTCACGCATTTTGTCTGCCAATACCTTAGCCGGTCCAATTGCCCCATCCCTGCATTGTCCGCCGTGTATCTTAAATGACCAATCCGGCATTGATTGCTCGACCTGCTTAAATAGCTCACAATCCTCTTTGAATAAGTCCGAGCCATCGAAGCAATTGACAAATGAGTAAATGTTTTGCTTAGGTATCAAATCAAACTCGTAACTATTCCAACACAAATCAGTCCCAACCATTGGGTCGCTGTATACCGGTGGGTGAAAAATTGAGGTATCAAATTCTTGGTGATAACTGATGGTATTTAATCCAAATGTCATACCGCCCATGATTGCCGAGGCCATGATGTTTTTGACCGGTGCGCTCCCGTCGTAATTCCATGAGTTGCCGATTTGGTAAATGAGTTTTGGATGGTCTGGGTGTAACTGACAAAGTTTGTGAAATGGCTCTATGTGGTCCGGCATTGAAGCAATCACAATGTCGATTTTGGTGTGCAAAAATCTGTCGAGCGTAATGGCTTTGTTGGTTTGGTCGCTGTCAATATCGTGGCACAAGTAAGTCCCATATCGGACATTTTCAATTACCTCATTTAGTTTCGCGCTACCATCTGGGGTGTTTCCACCTATACCCAAAAACTGCTCTTGCGTTGCGGGGTGGTCGTAAACTTTCCAATAGCCGGCAGTTGCCCAATCCATCCCTATAGGTCTGTAAACCTCACCGCCAAGTCGTTTCTCAAATAGCAAAATAAGACTTTGTAATAAGCCTGCGTGGTGAAAGTCCACGAATACATTAAGTTTTTTCATATTTAATAGTAGTTTTATATTTTTTGCTATTACATTTTCCACAAAGAGGTTGGATGTTATCTATATTGTTTGTACCACCTTGACTTATTGGTATTATGTGGTCTTCCGTCAACTTTATTGTAGGCTCTTGTTGTTTGCAACAGGGACAAATAAAACTATATTCTTTTTTTAAACATTCCCATTCAAGAAATGTGTGTTTGCCAACAACACCTCTCATTTTTATTCTTCTTTGGTCATTCATAAAAACAACATAACTTTTATTATTTTTACGCCAAACTTTATTATTCTCTCTGTGCTTTTCGGGGTTTCTTTTGCGCCAATTTATGAGGTTGATTTTCTTTTTCTCTTTCCTACTCGTTTTTAAGTCTTGTTTCTTTCTATACTCCAAAACTTTGTCTTTGTTTTTTAATCTCCACAACCTCTGGTACTTTTTGTGATACTCTTTGGCGTATTCCTTATTTTTCCAAGCCATACTCTATTTTAACACTTTTTAACGAGGAAATCATAAAACACCATGTAGTCCCCTACTCTACCGAGGTGTTGGTCAAAAAGTGGGTTTTTAGGCACAAGAGGGGTGCCGGGGGAGTGGTCTAAATAGGGGTCGGGGGAGTGGTCCACTTCGGGTTTTCTGAGGTTTGTTTGATAGCCTTTGATATATTCCGCACGACCTCCGGTGGGCAATTTGCGTCTAATATTCTCATGGCCACACTGGTAAATCTTTGGTCAACCGGCACCTCTAATTCTAAGCACTTAATAAGCCAGTTTATAAACTCCGCGACCTCATAATTTGGTTGCTCTCCGCGACTTGCTAGTGACCAATTGTGGCTTAGTCCGTTTAGGTGTTGGTAGGTGGTTTCGTCAATTTTTCCAACCTTAACACCGAGGTCTTGTATGTCCTGCTGAAACACACCAAAGTGGTCCAATTTGTTTGGTACTATACCAAAGTTTTTCGATGTTTTGTTTAGCACTTCCCGGCGTACAAAAATACAACATGGGTGCATGCGTGGTCCTTGATATGCGGCAATCACATCACATCCCGAGTTTTCCAATTCCTCAACATTTTCCCAAAAGCCATTGATGGGGTAAAAATCTTGCTCGGTAAACATTACCCATGGCGCATTGTATGAGTGAAGCAATGAGGCGTTGACCGATATGTTGCGCCAATCCTCGGTGCCGGTTGGTACGGGTGGTTGCACAAAATGTATGTAATCCTTAAACATCGCCTCCTTAACAAATTCCCGGTAATCCTCACCTTGGTTAGTTTCGTGAAATGCAACAATAACCTCGTTAAATCTTGGGCGATTATATCGGACCATTTGGCGCCAAAGAGGGTAATCACAATTGCGGGGCCATGTGCAAATTAAATCAGTAATCATAAAAATACTCGTACCTTAAATAATCAATAAAATTGACCATAAATGTTGGTATATTCCTATCTCTCAAGTCCGTAAGCATGTTGTATATACGGCGCTTCATAAGCCAAGTGTTTTATAAATTGCCTGCCTTTGTATAATGCGTTTCTCTCTCAATTGAAATTGCTGTATTATCCGGTCAAGCCCTTTTTTGTACAAATCGGCATACTCTACCAATTCCGCCGGGTCTCGTCTTTCCCAAAAAGTAAGCCACCATTGCACTCGGCGCTCCCACTCCATTTTTGAAAAGTCACTATTTATGTCACACCAAGCACTCGGTAGTACGGTGGGACCATGTGGCTCCTCTCGTTTGCGTTTGGCTATACTTCTGCCTTGGTCGTCCATTATCGCCCCGCTTACGCCACTTGATAAGCTCCCAATGTGGCACCAAGGGGCTTGTCCATCAAATAGGTATCTATGCTCCTCAAAATGCTTGTAGTCGTCCGGGTGGCCGTGGTATTGGTTCATGTAACAAATACGCGCCTCCGGTACCATGGCTCTTAGCTGTAAGCTAGTCGATACAAAAGTGTCGGACGCAATGACCGGGGCCACCACTTCGTAGTCGCCGAGTGGGGCGATTTTATCGCCTTGCACCCACGCTCGAGAATTGTAGTCCCGGTCGGTGGCCAATAACAATTCTCGCCTACTAAAAAAATAGTTAGGCCAAAAATTGGGGCCTTGGTCCCCCTCTCCCTCGTAAGCCAATCCATACTTATTTTGGGCGGCAATTAAAATCTCGCGGTCACAACTGCCGCGTTTTCCGGCCACAATGTCATATTGGCCGCTCTCAATGGCATAAAAACACCTATCAACTGTACCTTGCTTGATTATGTATGCGTCGTCCTCAACTAACATCACAAACTCCTCTGTCGCCTTTTCTAGCCCTATTCTAATCGCGTCGCCATGCTGTATATGGTGGTCGATAAATGTGTAATCAATCTTGTCCGGGTCCTCGGTGCATAAAAACTCAAGATATTCGACAACCTTGGCCTCTGCCGGGGTATTGCATATGATGTAGAGCTTGGTTATCTCATCGGACCATTTGGCGTAAAAATTCTCTAGCCAATAGTGAAGTAAAAACGGGTCGCCCGGAAATGGTAATATGGCGGCCCTGCTTCTCATAGATATAAAATCCCTGTCCCGGTGCCTCCTTGACCCACCGTGATTGTATTGCGGGCTAATGTAGCCGCTTGCTCCCAAAATCTGTGTACCTCAACGCCGGGATTATCGACAATGTATGCGTCGTGAAATGCAACAATGCCACCTTGGGCAACGGTTGGGGCATACATCTCAAAATCACGCCTGACACCCTCGTACATATGGTCGCCGTCGATAAAAAGAAAATCAATCAATCTGCCTTTGAGTAGTTTTTGCAATCGCTTCTCAATCTTGTCCAAATGGCTATCTCCTTGGATGATTTTGCAACCCTCCACGGCTTTCATGTCAAGCTCCTTGGTATCTATATCAATCCCTATCACTTCCGCCTCTGGCCATGCTTTTTTCCACACTTCGAGTGAGTACCCCTTATGCACTCCAATCTCAACAATAACCTTGGGCATAATCTGCTCCACCTCATAGAGTAGTGCGGTCAATTCTGAGGCATTTTGTGACGCCCGGTTATTGCTCACTATCTCCTGTATTTCGTTTATTTCCATTTGTAGTCTTTTGGGCTGACTTTATAAAACCCGGTCAATCCTCGGGGTGTTTCAAAGTGAATTGGTCGCACTTCGTCATTTATGACTTTGAGCCTCATAAAATCAGTTATTGGACCATATGGCCAAGCAAATCCATGCTCCTCGTTTGGTATCTGGTGCATGTGACGGTGTAAATCGTGAATAAATAGGAAACCGCCCGGCTTCAAAAACTCGTAAAACTTCTTAAACTCGGCAAATCTTGTTTGTGGTTCGGTGTCCAACAAAATCATATCGTACTCTCCTCGTGGTTCAAATCCGGCAACATCTCCAAAATGGCAAATGACAAAATCATTGAGGCCAAGAGCGGCAATGCGGGTTTGAGCGCGATTGTGTATCTCCGGTAAAAATTCAACCGTATCGAGTATGCCTTGCTTGTTGTCTCTTAGAGCGCAACCCATGTATGAGGCTCCGATACCCCAATGGGTACCCGTTTCCAATACTCGGGTTGGTTTTAATACTCGACACATGGCGTATAAAAACTCGCCTGTCTCAACTTCAATCCCGGCGTCATTGAATGAGGAAAAACCGGCCATATCTTTGTCAAAATCAACATTCCAAAGCCCCTCGTTATGTTGTTTCAATGTCTCGTCTTGGTCTAGCAATCTTTGTGTGATATTCATAGTTTTAGGTATTCGGCCCACTTTGATTTTATAACTTGTTTGCCAAACAACTCAATGGCTTTTTGCCTGCCCATTTCGCCTATGCGTCGTGCTAAATTGTGGTCGTCTAGCAATAATTGTACTCTCTCCCTTAGCACACCAATATCATCACTTATAAAACCATTGACGCCGTTTTGGATTATGTCTTGCACCTCGTACAAATCACCATTTATGCCGTTTGAGCGGTTTAGGCTTGTCGCGTGTTTTGGACCAATGGCAACAATGGGTATACCTGTCATCATAGCCTCCATGAGATTGAGTACATAGCTTGCGGGTTGGGTGCCGGTGTAAACATAAACACGGCCATCCCTCATCTTTTGGCGCATATCCGGGTATGTCAAAAATCCGCCGTTTAGCTCGTATGAGTTCTCATTTTTGGGACCGTAAACATGAGCATTAAAACCCTTTACGATTTGGCAAAAAGCGTCGTAATTGCAAAACTCGCCTCGGTGTTTCATGTCTTGAGCAAATGTAATTACTTCGTTGCCGGCGCCGTTCCAATCGCCAAATTCTGCCTCGTCCTTGTAAAACCTGATAATTTTGCTACATCCGGCGGTTGGGTCCAAATTCGCCTCTCTCGGGCTATACCTGACAATCTCCAAACCCTCGGCCACATACTTCATCAATCGAGCCTCAATGCTTGGGGTATTCTGTCCGATTGTTCGCAAAATAACTCGTTTTTTCTTAAACTTGTCCCAATTTTGCTCAATCCACTCTGGTACATGCATGACCATAATGACATCAAATTGGTCGATAAATTCTTGGGGGATATTGTCGCGGGGTGGGGGACTGCCAATAAGCCAATTCTCTGGGTGAGCCGTCAATGCTGGTCTTATTCCATCGACCGGGGCGGTTGGTACAACATAACTACCAAGAGAAAAATAATCAATTCCAAGCTCCTCAAATAGTCTAAGTTCGTCATATTCTAGTATTGAATGGCATGATAAATAGAGTAGTTTCATAGTGTAATTAGGCTGTCGTTGATAATTTGTAAGCGGTCCCGCATGATTTTGCCAACAACGGGCAAATCAAACTTCTCAATTATAGTTTTTCGTGCTTTCTTACCCATTTTGGCCGCTTTGTCTTGGTTAATAAATGACCACCTTAGCGCCTTGCGTAACGCTTCAATATCAATCCTTGCCCATTTTTGGTCTGGTGTGTACCATTGCCCGTTATATCCAAGGTTGTCAACGGGTACCATATCAAACCCTATCAACTGTGCGTCAACACCATCGGTCAAATACTCATGTATGCCACCCAAATTGGTCGATATAATTGGCTTCTCCATCAACATTGCTTCCATCTGAGGTATACCCCAACCCTCGCCTCGGTGAGCGCTTACAAAGCAATCAAATGACCTGTGAAAACGGTATATTTGGCGTCTGTCCATCAATTGTCGGTATAAAAACACATCGGCATAATGCTTGAGACCCAATCGAGCCTTGAGTTTGCGTATCTGTTGGTCAATAGCCTCCCGTTTATCGGCTCCAAAACTGACTTGATATGTCTTGAGTGTCAAACTAACCCCCTCAACGCCCTCAAATTCTCTCCAATATGCCTCCAATAGAGCCAATGGGTTCTTACGCTCTGTCCACTCAAAAATACTGTAAAACTTGTATGTATCTTTGTTCTCAATCACATATGGGTCAAATTCGTCGGGTGTAATCTTGGCGTCAATCGCCTCTGGGATTATGTAAATGTCTTTTGTCACTCCGGCGTTGCGCATGGCTTGCTTGTTAAATTCCGAGCCTGTCCAAATCTCCTCAACCTTTTGCAAGTTAATGGAAAAATCCAATGGGACCTTATCAGTCTCCCAAAAAGCTCGGCCAATGTTGTATTTTCCCGGTTCGTAAAACATCCCGTAAACATTGGGGGTGGTGTGAATAATCTTAAAATTGTACCCAAGCTCGCGTTTCTCAAAGCTAATGGCCAAATCACCCAACTCGCCAAAATCTGCCAACTCTGGGCAATATACGGGGATTTGGGTGGTCAACTCGACACCTGACGCCACTAGAGCGCCAATGTCATGTCTTACTGCCTCACCATATCCTGAGTAATCCTTGGCGGGTCCGGTGTATTTTAGTTTCATAGTTTAATCAAGTCGGCGGGTCTAACAAAAGTAATCAGTTTGCCACAATTTTGGCAATTAGCTTGTTTTGGTAGTGGCTGTCCGTCCACATGATAAAAAGCAACTCCGGTACATCCCTCGCAATAATAGCGGTGGGTTGGTTTGGTTTTTTCTGGTACTGAAAAACAACCAAGCTCATCGGCTCTCGTAACTTGGTCCAAATTGTTGTGTATTTGTTTTTTGTCCATATAGCTCACCTCCTATCGTACTTTTTCCAAAGTAAGTACATTTTGTAATTTTCTTGGTTTCACTTCCATGTCCATAATCTCCTTAATCCTAGCAACTGCACCCTCAAATCCCTTTTGGTATGTCCAACCTTTGACATATTCGGCGGCCTTGGTACCCATTTCAATACATTCCTCTTGGTGATTGACGCACCACCTCATTTTTTTGCGTAAGTCGGCAACATCACTCACAAACATTTCGCCAACATCCATGTCCTTATACCTAGCGTACAAAGCCGGGCATTTTTCTTTTACCTTGACCTCGTACATGTATCGGGCGTCAAAATATTCACTTATGCCGTGTGCATTGGGGATAATAGCCGGCAATCCTGTCGCCATGGCTTCCAAGGGGGTCATACCAAATCCCTCACCGCGACTTGGAAAAACAAAACAATCGGACCGCTTCATAATGTCGTAAAGTTCTGCCTCTGGCACCTTGCCATGTATTACTTCAACATTGGGGTATTCACCAACTGTAATGGGGAGTGGGGATTGATTGAGTGTAGTTTTGAGGATAAGTTTGACCGGCTCGGTTTTCTCAAATTCTGCCGTAAATGCTTTCCAAACCTCGGTAAATCCCTTGCGTATATTAAATGCGTTGTAATGTAAAAATGTGAATGGTCGGCGCTCCTTGCGGGCAACCTTACGCTCTATAAACTTAAAACTTTCCTCGTCATAGCCAAGGGGGACAACCTTAGTCTCGACCCCGGCGGCCTTAAAAACTTCTTGGTTCCATTTGCTTGGCACCCAAACCTCATCGGCGGCGTTTAGGTAATCAAGCCAATTGTCGGGTATCTTGGTACTCTCAAACATGGTGTAAATAATCCGGTATGGTGCTTCAATGCGGGGTATGCCATATGGGTTGTGAAACAAAATCGCGACTTTTTGGCCATTGTAGTGACTTGATACAGGTATGCCGGCGGCCTCAAATTCTTTAATCAAATTTTTGCTTGCAATACCATAACCGTCCTTGCCCCCCTCTGATACTGTCGACAAATAAATGCCTGCTTGTAATGAGTTTTGTGAGCTGATTTTGGCTATTTTTGCCCTTGCCTGCTCTACATACATCCGCTCTTGTTCTTCTGTTGCTTGGGTAAATCCGGGTTGGGTCAACCACTCGTTAAATTGCTTCAAATCGTCCATTTGTGTCATTTTTCCGGTTGGTCCAATCAATAGTGGCATATATGACAATCATACTATATATTCGAGGCTTTTTACATAACAAAACCCGCCCTTGCGAGCGGGAATTGTCCTGCCTTGCCTTGCAATGAGTTGAGCTTAAAAACTCTCCAATTCGACAATTCTGCGGGGGTCGAGTACGGCCACTCCATAGAGTAAGTCAATGGTTAATTGGTGAGCGCCGAGGTCGGCGTTGTACCAAAATAGAGTTCTCACGGACAATCCAATACTTGGGTCGTTTACTATAGCAAAGTTACCACCAAAGCCTTCCGGTTTTGGTAATGGTCGCGAAGCTAAGACCAAAGCGTTTTTGGTATAGGCTAAGTTGTGGTAGGCAACCGGCGAGCCGGAGGTTTCTACCATTTGACTTTCGCTTATTTCAAATCCGTAAGTTCTTACCATCTGTCCATCTGCTACCGTGTTGTTTCCACCTCTCCAAGATTGATTGGTATATTTCTCTTGTGCGAGTAGGTCATTCATAACGGTGCTGTCTGTGTACAAATAGCGCTGTTCGACTTTAGGAACTTTTTGGTCTGTGAAAAACTTACGAAGTTTCAAAAGTGAGGCGTCAATTGTAGCGGCACTTGTTCTATCCCAAGTAATAGTATTAGTAATACTTGGATGTAAACCTGCGAGTGAGGCTTCCACGGCTTCGGCTAGTGCAATCGCACCATCCTCACCATACCTATCCTGAGTGGCCACATTCTCCATAACTTTTGTTACATCATCAATTGTGAATGTAACCTCTTTGTGTTTGTTGAGTGTGACTGAAACTGAGGTACCGGTTGGGTTCTGCTTAGTGAAAACATTACCGGCAACTTTGTCGTTTGCGGAAACCGCACCCGTCTTGTTGACCTGAATGGTAGCACCTTGCGTGGCCGTTACATAATCACTATCGCGTGCAACTGTTCTGGCCAAACTGAGATAGCTTGGGAAGCGTTGAAGCACTTTGTTAGCAATAATTGTAGGAATAAACACCGCATTAGTAGTGTTGTTGAGTACATTTTCTGTCATTTAATTATTTCACCACCTTTCATATTTTTATATAAAACCAACTAATAATTTATGGTTTTCAAATTGTATGAGCGGAAACGGTGAAATGTGGGGTAGTCCTGAATTAGTGCGTGTCGTCCTCAATCAACCCTTTGTTGTAGGCAATCATGATGTCTTTTTCGTTGTCCTTATAAAATTGTGCGTTGCTCAATTGAGACAACTTAAATTTTTTCGGTCCGTTTTCAACATCTGCGCCCGGGTTGGTCGCTGACCCAATCGTTACTGTCGCCGGTTTGCCTTTCAAAAATGGCTTACTTGCGAGTAGCGCTTGGACTGCTTCGGTGGCTCCGGTAATGTTTCCATTATCGTCGACAACTATGCTTGACCTATCCACTAGCTTCAATACTGCCTCAATATCCACAACGCCAACTTTGCTGGCTTCGGTGATTATGCGATTGTCTTGTATAGATTGAGAAAACTTGGATTTGATTGCGTCACGCTCCTGTGACACCTTGGTTGCAAGTTCCTCAAACTTTTTGGCGTCTGCCAATCGTTTCTCATCCGCCTGCGCTTGCTCTCTTTCGAGTGCGTCTGCTTTTTTGGCGCGGTCGTTTAGGCTCTTGAAACGCGGGTGTTGCCATAGTCTCGGGTCGTCAAAAACATTTTCATCAAATGCTTTTTCGCCGTCTTTGGGCGTAACTGCGTTCGCTTCCGTGGTACTACTCGTTTTTATGGGGTCGGTCCCCGTACCGGGTTGCTGGTTGTTAAGTGTGGGGTTGCCCCCGTCTGCTGGTTCTGTCATGTCTTGATTGTTCGTTTTTTCAAGTGGTAAGTCCACCCTCAAAGACTGTTAATAATTCAATAATACCGAGTACAAGCATGGTTGTCAAATGGCCGTGCCTATTTCTTTTTTTCCGGCTTCTTTGGCTCCGGCACCAAAATATCCTCGTCTTTTACTTCTGGTACATTCACCTCGGAAACCTCACCCAATTCGGTATCTAATACCGGGGGTAGTTTTATTGGTTCTGTCATATGCTTCCACCTCCCAACTTTTCAAAATAACTAAACATTGAGGGTGCGTACTTCTTAAATTGCTCCGGCTGTGTTCGGTATTGTGCGTATGCGTCTGCAAAAACTTCCTCTTTTTGCCAATAGTATCTGTAATTTTTGCGAGTTAGTGAGTAATCAACCGTTTTTCCCTCGGTACTGGTCAATTTGATTGTCTTACCCATGGCAACATCCATTACATTTGCCTCGGTCATACCCCATTTGGTAGTCCATGAGGTGCCACCGCTTAAATAACTATGTTTCAACCTGTTAAATACAATCTGTTGCCCGTCGGCTTTCATTGTCGGCAACAAACCCGCCTCTTTGCTTTCCCAATATGGACCGGGCATAACCCTTGCGTCTACAAAGTGGCCTAGCTCATGGTAAAAAGTTCGTTTTGCTTGTGCCTCGTATAGTGCATTGTCGGTAAACATTTTGCGCATTGTGGTTGTGTTTACCTCCAAAGCCGGGCGCATTTTCCATCCATAGTTTTTGTAAACCCCAAAGTTTCTCGGCGCTCCTTTGCCCAATATCTCTAAATTGTGTGCCTTAATCAAATCGCTCTCAAACTTTGTCAAATCAGTAATTGCCACCGAGTTCTTACCTGCCTCAAGTATTATTGGCTCAACCTTTGGCTTGGATGGTATTGTGGATTGTTTTACGGCCTCGGCTTCTGTAATGACCTTGGTGGGTACATCTGGGTTATATGCTTGGGTTAGTCTCGCCAATGAGGGGATAAGTACATTTATGGCGTGCTGGCAATTGGGGTGAAACAACCCGGCCGCTTCTGCGTCGCCTAGTGTTGGGTACCCGGCTGTCGCTCCGGTTATACTCAAAATTTTACCCTCCCATACTCGGCACTCTTGGTGTGTGGTGCCATGATTTGAAACCTGTACCAAATCCTTGCCATTTTCAACCATCCGGTTCATAAGACCACGATTGCGTGCCTCGACTGCCTTTGTTCTAAATAACATGTCGGCGTATCGGTCCAAGGTCCATTTGTGGCCACCTTTGTCAATAAGTGACGCCAAACCCTGCTCTTGCAATGTCCCTTTGATGATTTTGTTTATTTCTGCCCTTGCCTTACCACCAATCAATCCCTCGGCTAGTTTTTGGGTTATTGCCTGCCTGCTAATCTTACCAAGCAATAATTGTGCGCTCCTGTCAACCCCGGTAAGACTTTCGGCAAATGCTTTGCTCGTATCATCAACCAACATGCGTATTGCCTCAACATGTACCCGGTTAAATCCCTCACTCACACTCACATCTGCACCAACATTGCCGAGTTGTTTTACGGCGTCATTAGCTCCCGATTTGTATTGGTTTGTAAGTTCTGTCTCAATGAATTTTTGGGTGTCGACGCCTAGAGCCGTCAATGTGGCCTCAATTTGCGCCAAAATTGCCTTGCGGTTAGCAACACCAAAATCTGTCGCCGTGGCAATCTCGTCAACAATAGACTTGTATGCTTCTTTGAATGTTGAGGTGAGCCGTGTAATGCTTTCCTCATTTACCTCGACCTGTAATGGGTACATAAAACAATTTTACGCTATTTGCTCGCGATGTTCTCCTGAGCCATTGGTGCCTTGCCTGTCTTGGGGTCGACAACTTTTTCGTTCATACCGAGCTTCATAAGCGGCATTTCAACCTTTGGTTTTTCGGTTTCAATATCATCCAAAATCTTTTGAGCGGCTTTTTCATCAACTTGGTCAAGTTCCATGACTGCCTGCAATTTACTCTTGATACCGGCGTCAATGGCCGCAATTATGTCGGCTTGCAACTCGGTGTTGTCAATTGGTAAACCATCTTGCCAATCAATCTCGGGTTTGGTTGGTTCGCCTTGCAACGCCTTACCATCAATGGTCAAATTATTGGCTTTGGCAAATACCTGAGCCTTATAAACAATGTCCTTGATTGCTTGGTCATAGTACAAGCGTTTTCTCGAAGCCTTTGCCAATGTCCTCATTAGCTTAAACTTGAGGGCGCGCCCGCTATCACTTGTACCTTGTCCAAGCCCTAGCAAATCCGGCGATATTTCGGCGGTGAGGTATAGAAAATCAACCAACTTCTCAACTTCTGTAAATGCGCTTTGTAGTGAAGCGTCCCAAACAATGTACTCGGGCTTGTTATTTTCACCCTCTGACACTTCAATAACACCAAGGGCTTTTTTGTTTACTGAGCCTTTTTCGTCAAGCACTCCGGGTGGCACCATCAAAATTGGGTCGCCATGTTTGTCCAAAATATTGTCAATCTTGCTTACACGATTGTTGAGAGCAAAAAATAGGTAATCGAGGTCGTGGTAATCACTCAAGCCAAAATGCCTGTCACCGGTTTTCCAATTAGCCACATGTGTTACCAATAAATCATCAATGTTAGTTGCCTCCTCGGGTTTCATATCTGACATGCCAACCAAGGCGGGCGATACCTCGGCCATAATTTGGTCGCCTTTCATTTCAAAAATCTTGTTGGTTATTTTGCCGGTTTCGTGTGTCTCAACTCTCAAATATGTATCGTCCCCATAAGTAAATGTCCACTTTAGGTCAACTTTGTCTGGCTCTGCTCTCACATTGAAGCCATCAATTTTGGGGAAATAAATCTTGGGTGTGACATCTTCGCAAATAACTGTACTTTCGCCCTCCTCACCTTTGTGTCTCAATCCGGCTCTTAGCTTAAATAAGGCGTCGCCGTTGTACGAGTTCCCCAAAGCACTCTCATAGCATTGCACATCCATTTTGTTTTCTCGCCAAAAAGCGTCAACCCAATCCTGGTCTCCCTTTGGCACCTTGATGGTTGGGGGTTCACTAAATAGCATATCGGCCATAATTTTGCTCAAAAGTCCGGCAAAATTGACCACAACATATCTCAAGCGTGCATATGCTCGGTTGTACTTCTCGTCGTCAATCTTAATGCGAAATGCCTCGAAATGCTTACCCATGAATAATTTGCGGTAATATTCATAGTCGTCAAGCCTAGCTCTCTCTTTGTCATTAGGAAAAACACCAATCGGCTTTGGCTCTGGTGTATTTTCTACCATTTCGGTCCCATTGTTAGCATTGGCGGCCATCGCCAAAACTACGCTCGGAGACTGTGGGTAGTTATCGGTTGACATATATATTTATCTTATCAAATTTGTACTAATGCTGTCTGTCTCCATTTTACGCCATATACTTGAAAAACTAAAATGGCTTAGTAGCAAATACCCGAGCCGTCGGCCTGTCAAACTTACGCATTTGAATTGCAATAAACCCTCCAAATAGGGCGTCGTCGTGCTTGCCGTCCGCATGTTCACGCTTACCATTGTCCTTTTTGACAAATGTTTTCATCTCGCTCAATGTTCGTTTTGAGTTGATTATTAGGTTCCCATCGTCAAAAAATATGTTAAATTCGTCAATCATTACATCGCGGGTTTTACTGTTTGTATTCCAACCGATTTTTTTGGTGCGCTTGGTTGTTTTCTCGTCAATTCTGTTCTCAAAATAGTAATTGTCGTATATTTTACTCAAAAATAGGATGGTACTAAGCATGTTGTTTTCTACTCCAACAAATGCTTTGTTGTAATAGGTGGCAATCTCGGCCACGGCTTCGGCTGTTTCGTCTGGTCTGAGCTTCACATAGTATTGTGCCACTTGCTCCAATGTGTCCCGGTCCCAAACATCAATGTCCGAGTAGTCCGCACCCTCTCCATCACTTGGGTCAACCCCTGTGACATACTTCTTGCCCGGCGCTGGCACTTTCCACATATCCACACCTTTGTTGTGCAAACTCTCGGCGGTTTTAATCATTTCCTCAAGTTTTTCGTTTTCGTAAAGCTCTCCTAAATCTCTCCTAATCTCGTCTAAGGTCAACGGCTCCTTTGGCATACAGTTATTCAATCGCTCTGGGTCAAATACATGGCCGGCGCCGCTTTGAAATGCCTCAAGCATGGTGGCCGGGTATTCCTGCTTAAATAGTTGCTCTCCTGATAGTCCAAGGCCTGTTTGATTGCGCCGTAACTCGCTTATTTTCCATCTGCGCCAAAGTAGTTGCCCGTCACTCAATCCGTACTTACTTTGTATTCCTACCTCGTTTTGTGTTTTTTCTCCCGGGTCTATGCTTCCCGGCAATGTGTACTCGGGATTTTCAAACCATGCGTAAAAATATGCTTTGTAGTCCAAATCATTCCATTTTGTCTTACTGGCCGCTTCCATGTAGTCGTCGTAAAACTCATTGAAGCCATTGGCGGTTGTCTCCTCTGAAATGGTCCCGGTAATTGGTACCGCCTGCATTGACCCCGCTTTTAGCTCTTGGCGGTCTTTGTTAAATGCACTCTCGGTAATATGTAGCTTTTGGACCGTACCCGAGCGCAATTTGAGCGCCACATAAATCATGCTATCCAAAATCGCCCCGTCAAATCTGTGGGTAAAACGCAACATCCTCACGGTATCGGTCTTGGTCTGGGGTTTGAGTTCGTCCGGTAAATTGGTATATGCACGCTTAACTATGTCAAAAATCATGTCCACGGCTTCCCGTTCGTGTCCTAGAATGGCGCAACTTGTCCCCGGTACCCAAAGTGCCTCGTCCAAGTAATCAATGGCGTATAGGGTAGTAAAACCAAATTGTCGTGCTTTGAGTATGCGGTTGCGTCTGTGTGCGCTTCGCTCGGCGAGATGTTTAAGCTGTGGGTAATTCGGCCGGAATGTCACCAACTGCCCCTGTTTGTTCTTTATCTTGTACAGGTGTGTTAGTCTCCACCATTTGTTTTGAAGCCTCAAGTCCAAGGTTTCCATAATCTGTTTCTATTGTATCTAATATCTTACCCACTTTGCTTGGGTCTGCTTCTGCTGTCTCGGTTCTAGTCACAAAATATGGTTGGGCGGTTCGGTGCTTCTCGGCCATAAACCTCACATTTTTCATGTCGTCCTCGGTTACTGGTCTACCTTGTTTTATCCTGTCATTTACATCCATCAAAACCTTGGTAAGAATGTCATTGGCTAATATGCCGGGCGTTGCTCTGTAATTGTCTACTTTTTGCGCAAACCAATCATTTAGCCTGTACTTTGTGTAAACTTCCGTTTTGTGTTGCACAATTCCGGCGTCGTCAATAGCACTATTCAAAGTGTGTCCAAGTTTCAAAAATGGCGCCATATCATCAAGACACTTTTGATAGTCTCCCTCGCTCCAATTCCTTTTTATCGGTTCATCTGCCATATGACTATTATATTACATCAAAATGGTATCTCGTCGCCATTGTCGTCGTATTTTACCTTTGTCTCTCCTGTAAATACCTCAACACTTGCTTGGGCTTCTGGGCTAAGTGGCTCGTCCGGTTCTGGTGAGTATGTCGATTTGACGATGTTAAACATAATCACATTGTCGGCTACCACTTCACTTATATTTTTTGTTATTCCGTCCTTATCCTGATATGTACGATTTTCAATGCGACCCTCCACAATGACCTTGGTACCCTTTCCAATATTCTTTGCGGCGTATTCTGCCTGCTTTGCCCATACAACTATCCTGTGAAATGTCGGTACATCAACCCACTCCTCGTTTTTTTTGACCCCGCGATTTGTTGCCATGTTGAATGTGCATACCGCTTGGCCACTTGGCGTGTATTTGAGTTCCGGCGCTTTTGTGGCGTTTCCTAGTAATGTTACTTTGTTGATTGAATATGACATTTTATTTTTTGAATTGGTCTGATAATATTTTGGCCGTTTGTTCAACCTCTAATTTATCCGGTGTCCTGTGAAAAAGTATAAACAAACCATCCTGAAATGCGTAAGCGCCGGCATTTGTGTGTCTTTTCAAACATCCGGTTATCCAAAACGCGTCGCCATCCAAACCACTTTTTTTAAACTGTTTAAGTGTTAAACAACCACCCTGCTTTTTCAATAAAGTAATTAGTTTTTTTGCCTTTTTCTCATCTAAGTCCATAGAGTGTGGCAAACTTGACCTAAACACTTCACTTTTTACATTATATTCCAAGTGTCTTTGGTTCAAAAAACGCCTTTTGATAGTATTTGGCAAAAACTCTGATACCTTTTGGGTTAGTGTGTTGTAAAACATTATCTTTTTTCCCAACTTAATCCACAATCACGGCATACCATGAGTGGTTTTCGTTTTCTCATAAATAATAATGCGGGCCAAAAGAATAATAGCGCAAATACTCCTCTGCCATAACCGTCAAACATCCCGGGTTTGACCGATTTTAGATTTGTACTGTCACACTTCGGGCATTTGGGTTTGAATATATTAAACATTATCTTGAAAAAATAATAAGCAACATAATAATGAAAAATGGAAACCAACTAAACCCAAAACATCCTGCCGCAAAAGATATACCAACCCAAAAACTTGAGCCAAGTTGTATTTCGTATTGTTTTTTCATAATTCTCCTTTTTGGTAATTGATATGCGTTGTCAAAATTTTGGGACCGCTTGGGGTTATTTCAACCATATGCTCGAAAAATGCACTATCCTTGCCGTCGGCCGTCACATAACACCATTGGTTAATGTCCGGGGTTACTCCAAAATTGTCATTGCCTATTGTCAACATCGGCTCGACACAATAAACCTGTCCGGCTTCCAAAATGCCGTATTTGTGGCTCATTTCGGTGGTGTTGTATATCTTGGGTGACATGTGAAGCTCTGCGCCTATCCTGTGGCCTGCAAACCGGCGATTAACCAAGTACCCGCGACTTATGGCATGGCTTTCAATTATTCTTGCGATGTTTTCTGTACTTTGGCCAACTGTCATGTATTTAATGGCCTCGTAAAGTGTTTGTTTGGCGTAATAGAGTAATCGGTGGCGTGCGTTGCTTACTTCACCAACCGGGACACTCAATGCGGCGTCGGCGCACTCACCATCGTATTTTATGGACAAATCAATGCTCACAATGTCGCCCTCTTGCAAAATATAGTCATTGGGGTACCCATGGGCGATTGTGTTGTTGATGTTGATACAGGTGACATATGGCCAAGGTTCTTTTGCACTTTCGTGACTGTACCCCTTAATCATTGAGGTCGCGCCATATTTGGCAATCAATTTCTCGGCTTTGTCATTTATGGCCATTGTTTTTACTCCCGGCTTGACTTGCTTGGCTAGAGTTTTGAGTATGTCTGATATTATTTGATATGCTTTCATATAGTTTTTGTTTCCGGTAATTGGTGTATTTTGTCGCTCGCCGGCTTACCGCACTTGGCGCATTTGTTGACCCATCTAAATCCGGCGGTGATAAATCTTGGTAATTTGTTTTTGGCTTTGTATTGGTGTGGTTTAGTCATAGGTTATTTATCTCCGTATTTTTCAAATTTATATTGAGTCCTAAGCCAAAAGATAAACTGTTCAAGAGTAGCTTTCCCGTAGTATCCACCTGAAGTCGGGTGTGTTCTTTGATATTCAGTATAAAGAGCTTCTAGTTCTAAAATGAGTGGTGTTGGTTTATTTTTCATTATTCCCTCCTTCTATTTTCTGTGGTTTAGTGGTCATAATGGTTTATCTTGGATAATCATCAGAGTTATATTGGTCTGGATAATCATCGGGGTTTTGTTGATAATGTTCTGCGTTAGCGTTTGGGCAATATCCTAGTGGGGCACTGTCTAGTTTCTCCTGGGTAAAACTTTTTAGTTCTTCTATTGTTGCGTATCTGTCGCCAATGAAATACTCACCACAATAACCACATCTTTCTAACTTACCAGCTTCTTCTTGTTCACTCTCCCATTTTTCCTCATGGGGGCAACCATCTCGTCTACAAGAGCTTGTGCAGTGTTTTTCTAGGTACTCGTTTAGTGTCATGCTTCTTGTCTGATTAGTAATTCCTTAACAGCATCCGCTATCCGCTTACACTCACCACCCTTGTCCCACTCTTCGTCGCTATCACGGCACTCGGTTCTTACTTGGTTAGTAATGTCTACCACTTCTCCTAGTAGGTCGTTTTGTAACTTAGAAAATAAGTCAAACATTTTGTTAACCGTTTCAGTTTCTCCTATGTGTGGCAGGTGTCTAAGTACTTCGTAAATATCTGACATTGTTTTTATATCGCTCATTTTCTTTTAATGTTAATTGGATAATGGGTTTCTATACAGTCGTAGCAACACTTCTTGCCTTGTTTATGGCACTTGCAGTCACACTTACTAGGCCAAGGAGACAATACTTTTTCGGGTGGCTGATGGATATTGTGGAACTTAATACAACCACAGTTATTCATCTCATCGGGGACTATTTTGTGACAATTACATTTACAGTCTATCTTCTCTCCTTCTATTTTCTGTGGTTTAGTGGTCATAGGTGTTCAACGTCTTTTCTAATATCGGGAATTAACTCGTAATCCAAATAGAAACCGGTTCCTCCAATAACGTGACCGTCATCATCGTCAACGCCTCCACGGCTTATCTTGACATAACCTTTAGCCACCAACCCCCTCATTTCCTTTTTAAGAGTCTTCACTTCTGGTAAGTCGTAAAATTCTGAATATGGGTAACGGTATTCTGTATCCCACTCAAGCATTTGCTTAAGCATTTCTACTTGAATTGGTGTTAGCTCTCCTCCTTCTATTTTCTGTGGTTTAGTCATTTTTTTATTTTAGTGAATGTCTTAATGCCGGCAATCAATTCTTTTGGTGTTCTGTAAGTAGCCAATACTTTGCCAACCTCTAAATACCACCTGCCAATTGTTATCTTAAATCTAGGGTTAGATTTTGTACCCCATACTTTTGTTTTGTTTTTCATATTAGTTAAATAGTCCGGCTTGTGATATTGATTTTGTCCTTACCATTTCGGTGCGGTCCTGCTCTTTTTGTATTGCCTCTTTGTTTTTTCTGGCCATATATTTTATGCTCAAAAATATCTGTTTGCCTCGGCCATAGTCGGCAATTTTGCCGTGGTCAAACCAATCCCGGGGCTTACTCATCCAAGTCTCTCCGGTGTGGCGTTCTAGGACTTCAATTTTGGCTATTCCCTCGGCTTCAAAGCATGCAAATGCGTCGTATTGAAACCCATACCCGCCAACCATTCTCATAAAATGCTTCTCCTCGACTGTCTTAAAAAATGTGTCGCCTATTTTTGTACCCATTTTATTGAGCTTCTTAAAATGAGGGTCGAAACAATAGACTTTGGTGCCGTTTATTTGTAGCGACTTCATAGCTCAATATTTACTTCTGATAATGTTGGTGTTGGTAGGTTTCGGCCAAATTTGTTAAATAAATCGTTTTGCTCGAAATAGTTGTACATCTCGCCGGCGGTGGTGATAATCCAATTCAAAGTCTCCTCAAGCAATTGGTCTGTCACCCACACAATACTCATATCCGATTTTTTGGTGTATTGGTCATAGTGGTAAATCTCGATTTTTTCCACATACTTACCGCTCATGGTGCCGAGGACGGCGTATATGCCACCCTGCTTGCTTCCGGCATATTGCTCGCTCGACTTCTTGCCGGTTTTCCATTCCTTGATTATCGGGCTGTCATAGCAGTCTATGACGCCAACCAATTCCAACCATGGCTCAATCTGCACGACTGTCTTTTGTTCGGCAATGGGGTCAATTAGTGGTGCGCCACCAAACTCAATCGGCATGGTCTTGGTTTCCTTAATATGCTTCTCCCACTTCTCATGCCACTCTCGGCCATCTGCCATCTCCCGGGTCACAAACTTGTCGAGCTTAAAATACATCTTAATTGCCATCTCCCAATTGCCCGAGTTCCATTGGTCCAAGATTGTGTATGAGGCTCGAAATTTATTCATTGTCCGTACCTCCTTTGGCTTTGAGACTAAATGACAATGTTTTTTTGCGGTCAACTTCGACAATTCCCGCCGGGACTTTGCCCGTTTGGTCAATGCTTTTTTCGAGTGATTTGGTATCAATCTTGTATGTCACCTTGCTCTCGACTGTATAAAATTCCTTTGGCGCCAAGTTTATATTGCTCTCGTCCACATAGTATTTGGACCCGTACGCTCTGTAATAAACCTTGACCTTATCGCCCTGAATACTTGAAAAGTTTGGATTTGCTTTGAGTGCGGCGGCTTCCAATTTGGCCTTTGCTTCTGCAATGGCGGTCTCAACTTGTTCTTGGATGGTTAGTAAGTCAACCAATGATTGCTCACCCTTTGAGGTCAAAAATATCTCATCTGATTTGGTAACTAGCTCGGCGATTTTTTCAATGTCGATTTGCATTTTAGTTAAAAAGTAAACTGATAATAAGCCACAACCAAGAAAATTCGAGTTTGTTTGTGACTGCTAATAGAATGTAGAATAATGTTGCCATAATCTTATGTTAGATGATTGTATTATGATTGTCAAGTGGCATTTTATTTGCCATTTTCAATCTTATCCATTACCTCGGGTTTTAATGCTCGGCGCATGGCTCCCAAATCGGGCTTGCTTGTAGTCCCCAAAATTACCTTTGGTCCTTGCTCGCTATCCATTACCGGTGGCATTTCGATTGCAACACTCGTGCCTTGGTGTTGAGGGGTTGTGTTTCCACCTTGACCATTCGCACCTCCGTGGTCTCCGCTTGGTATTGGAAAATCACCACCATATGATTTGGGTTGTGTATCACTTACAGTTGAGCCATTATCCGGGGCGCCACTAATTACCTCAATCTCTTTTTTAACAAATCTAGTTGGTACACTCAAGTCACCCATTGGGGTCGGCTCTTGGGCTATCTCCTCGGCCGCGTATACACCACTCAATTCGTTTGGAAATGCTTTGCGTAGTGCTAGAGCCTCGGCGCATTTACCAAGCATAAGATATGGCATTTTTGCCCAAAATTGTGTCGGCATGCCGTTCTTATCTGTCCCGGCATATTCTGCCCACCTTGCGCTTGCTGTAAATGATACCCTTTGGCCACCCATTTGCTTATAAACTGTCACACTTGCTTTGCGTGGTTGCTTCAAATTTTCGTCAATCGGGTCAAATATCACATCATCTTGCCCGGCATATCCCTTGGTCCTTTGAGCTACCAAGCGCATACCATCAATTGAGGCTTGGATGGTCATGGTCTCCTTGCCTTGGCGTGAGTTCCATCTATAAACCGAGTAAATCTGTTTTGTGAGTGGGTCAAGTCCGGTGCGTTTCGCTACATACAAGAAAAGCAATAAATCCTCGTCCGGTCTTTGTTGGTTCTTACTATCAACGCCCATGATTTGGGACTTTACGAGGTCCAAATATAGCTTTGGGCTTTGGCCTTTGGGTATAAGCGTCAAGAGGCTTTGGGTCTTTCCCTCTAAAATCTTATCGACTGTTTTTGTTGCTTCTGTCATATTGCCTCCTCGTTTTTCATTTTTGATAATATCCAATAAATATGCGCTCTGGTGTAGGTTTTACCGGTCTTTGGGTTTATATACCCATCGGCAATCATTTGAGCTGACCGCCCACCGTTGTAATCTTTGACAATCTGGCGCCACAAAGCGTGAGCGCGGTTTGTCCTTTTTTCATGTCTTTGGTACTTAACTTTCATAGTTTTATGATAGATGATTGTAATATGTTTGTCAAGTGTTATTTCTTAATAGGACTAGAGTGTGCAACGCAACTGCCGTACCAATCAAACTCGTCGACAAACTTTTTGCCTAGCCACTTATAACGCTCCGGTGCCAATTCTTTTTCGTGGTCTCGCTTGGCGTATTCCATACATAGCTCGGCGGTTCTCTCCTCTTGGGTCTGGTGAGGTATTTTGGTCACGCCGTAAATAATCAGTCCAAATATAAGAGCGCACGCAACAAAGCTGACCACTATAAAAATTGTATTTACTTCAATTGCGTTTTGTTCGTCGTACAAATCTTGGTATGTCATTTGATAATAGTGATAGTAATAATATCGGCGTCGGTTTTTAATCCGATTGCCGTTGCAAGTCCAATACTCAAATCGGCAACTCTGCCGTATTTTTCAAAACCTCCTCGGTCGGTAACTTTGGCAATTGCCTTTTGTCCGTTCCGGGTGTTCTCAACCAAAACATTGGTATTGAGTGCGATGTGATTATTGGCCAAAGTAAATGCCAAGTCCTCAAACTTCTCGCCATTGGCCATTTTCAAATCATCCCGGCAACCAAGGCAACCATCGACACTATAATACGAGGCCTTGCCCTTTTGGTGCCATTCTGGGGCAATAGGCGCGGTGGTAGGTTCAATTTTTGGTGTAATTTCCGGCATTGGACTGACTATTTGCACCGGTTTGCATATTTCGTCCCTTATTTTGCCCGGGATTTTATAAATCTGAAAATATGACCCAATGAGTATGCCAACCAAAAAACCAATTGACCATATAACTCTCCTGTGGTTTCGGCGCCACCATAGTCGTTGTGTTCTGTTGTATTTCATAGTTTTGCTTTTTGTAAATCAATAATATCGTAAGCCACAATTGCGATACCTCCCCGGACCCTGACTTGCTCCAAAAATAAGTTTTGTATTTCGGTCGGCTTATTCCTACCAACCTTGCACTCGACTGCTAAAAATTGACCACTCTTGGTGAGACCGATTATGTCACTACTTCCGCGAAGCCCGGCGCGTAATACCCTATTTTGCACCTGTCCGGCTTTGTTGGTGTAACTCAATCGGGTTGCACCGGTATTGTTGCGCCAAACATAGTGACCCATGGTTAGTAAGTAATCAATGCATAGTCGTACTAATTGTGTCTCGGTCATTCTAGTATGCGATTTTTAATGGTTTCAATAAAATCATCAACCAAGTCCTCAATCTCATGCTTGGTAAATTTTTCGTCAATCATCTCTTGAATTTCAAAATCAAGTTTTTCGTCAAAATCAATTTCCGGGTTCGTTTTTCTTAAAGATAGTTTGATTGTCTCTAATACCAAATCGTGGGCGTAATCTTTTATTGTGGTCATAGAATAATAATACTCCCGATATATTATGATTGTCAAGTGGATATTTGAAGCTAAGTTTGCGGTCGCCGTTTATGAATGTCTGATGGAGTTAGTGTTTTACCTGTTAAACTAAGGAAAATCCTTGGGGTCTCGAACCTCCAAACTTTTAACTCCAAAGTAAATTTTACCTTGGATAGAGCTTGGGTGTTTAGCTTGTTGTCCAAGGGGGAGTGTGAGGGGGATTTGAGAAACGGCCCGGCCGTAATCAATCCACTCAAAATCGCCGCCTTTGGTTTTTAAGCCAAACGGTTCCTAAGCTCTCCTATTGCATTTCTTTTACATCGCTTTGTACAATACGATGGTTTTCTACCTCGGCATATCGCCCGGTATGTTTTTTTGCTTGCCACTTCTTGTTTAACGCCTCAAAGTGACAATTATGTTGTCCTTGGCGGGGTTAATAACCCAAGTGTAAGCGCGTCGCCTGTCAATTCACGCTTACATTCGGACCATCAACATTACCGGGGGCAAAAATGCTCTCGGCGTAATCACTCAAATTTGTTTGTTCGGGGTCTTTGTTTGGTTGTTTATCTAGCAATAAGCGAAGTTTCCAATACTCTCTCAATCTCTTGGCAAGCTCGGCACCTGTGGTACATCGAAATGCCTCTTTGGCTTTTTGTTTTGGTGTTAGTGTATTGTCCATTAAAAAAACGACTTTCTCGTATACCAAGTAGGATTAGTACTTTGCCAAGTATTGCCTTGGCACACGAAAAAATCGTCTTTAACTAATCCTAATATAACACCACTCTTGGCTAGTGGTCAAGCCTTTCGGCTCTGTCCTTTTACTTTAACAAACGGCATGTATTACTGTCAATACCATCAAAGTGTGTCATTTACATGCCTTAGCCTGTGACATTTTGAACAAAGAGTAACTAAATTATTTGGGCTATTATTTGCACCGTACCAATACGAGTTGTCGCTACTATTATCTATGTGGTGTACATTTAATCTCCTCAAGTTGGTGCCACAATCAATGCACTTATTTCCGTCGCGATATAAAATCTCGTTTCTAATCTTAAAATAATTATTCCTAATGTGTTTGCTATTATTTGAGTGATGTTTCCGGTAGCACTCAATTGAATGATAAGTAGTTTCTGTCCAAACTTGGTTGCTGTTCCTATCAAAATCAATTCCACAACCGGCGCAAATATATTTTTTAATCACATATTGATTATATTTGATATGGTTTTATTTGACAACTATATCAAACTATGATTAAATATGTTTGTATTGTCCAAATACGCCCGGTATCAACTAAGTAACTACGACTTGAGATTGACCCGGGTTTTTCATTACTTCACTCCGGTTGTGTCTACTCCAAATGCTGTTTGCCTCAATGCTGACTTCTCGTAATAGGTCTTGTAAACTGTTTGAGCCGCCGCAAATATGATTGAGCCACTTGTGAGAATATCGCCCGCGTTTAGCTTTCCAATGTTCAAAATTGCACCGAGTACCAAACACACTCCCATGCTTACAAAGTATCTGAGTTGGGTATTGGCAATTTTTCGATTGAGTATGTCAATCAAGAATGGCATAAATGCTCCGGCAACTAATTCGATTATTTTTGGGTCCATTTAATTTGTCACCTCCTTTTTAACATCAATTTGTAATTGCTTAATGTCACTATTCTGTTTTTTCTCTTGTTTTGTGTCTGACTTCAATACTATCTGAAAATCTGGGGTTTCATAGTGGGCGTAAATATCTCTTATGCCAAAGATTGTGTGCTTCAAATCATTATTTATGTGGTAAGTTCCGGGGTCAACATAAAGTGGTATCGGTGTTTTTATCTCTTTTATGTGGCAACCAATCGTTTTGTCGCCTGATTGCTCCTGAGCCAAATTGTAAACATAGTGGTTAATCAATTGCCTTGTGGCATAAGCCGGCACATCGTAATATTTGCAAAACTTAACCTCAAACTTAGCTATTCCACCCTGCTCAACCACCGGGGTTGTCATTCTCACATCACTCACCTCGACCACCTTGAATGGGTAAATCATTATTGTCCAAAAAGCGATGTTGATTATATTAAGAATAACGACAAAAAAAAGTATTATTTTCATATGACTTTTGTGCTTCTTGGATTTGGCATTTTTCATTTTTGCACTACTTTTGAAATAAGCGCTCCAAATACGGCAACTATAATCATACCAACTAAACCAAAGACAATACCCCTGACAAGTGCAAAATCATCCTTGGTCACAAAGTCAATCAATCTTTTTTCGATTGATGTTATACGCGTTTCTTTATATTCCAAGTTTTGGTTTATAAGCGCGATTTCGGTGTTTGTGTCACTTTTGGCCATATTGGGTTAGTTTGTCCTTAACCCATTGTACCAATTTTTGCAGTATACCAACAACTTCCACATCTGATTTTAGTTGTGCAATCTCCAAATCCCTTAATCCAACCTGTTTTTGAGCTTCCCTCAACATACCCTCGACCTCGTCAATCCTAGCCAAATATGACCCCTTTAGTTTTTCAATGTCTGGGAGGCTTGATTTTAGGGCTATGTATTCGTCCTTTGCCTGTTTTAGCTCTCTTTGGCACTCTCCGAGTGTGTTTGCTAATTTGTCCTTTTGGTTCTGTATCTCCTGAGTGGCCGTTGCTTTGTCGGCAACCGCCTGTTTTAGTTGGTTTTCGAGGTCGGTTTGCCTGCTTTTTATCCCTGCAATGACCGTCTGTACATCTTCAAATAGGGTACCATTGGGGTCTGCTCCTGGCTTCAAATAATTAACCGTTTTGTGCCATTGGTCGTGGTTTTTCAAATACAGGTCATAATGCTCCTTGAGTATTGGTATCATTTCTCCGCCGTATTTGGGTTTTGGACCGGTACAAATTACATAGCTCTCAATCGTGGTGCGAGCGCCGGGCTTAAACCATCCCAAATAATCCTTGAGTGAGCGCAATTTGCCACCCAATGGGTCGGCAATGGTCAAATTGTTCTCATCTGATGGGTCATAATCGACGACTACGACAAAATGGCTGTCATAGTCAACATCCTTGGGGTTTACATCAATCCCGATAATCACCGGGTAATTATTGTCTAGGCCGCTTTTAATCTCTGCAAATTGCACATCTGTGAGCTTTGATGGGGTACTTGTCCTTGGCTCCTTAATGTCACCATAGACCAAATTGACACCTCCGGGTACATAGTTGCCACCACCTTGGAAACCCTTGGCTCCTAGTATTTTTAGTGCTTCGTTGAGCCGTTTTGGGTCGGTATCTTTGCCAAAGTATCGGCACACCATGGCAAATGAGGTCACTAAACATCCATAGTTGTACATATTGAATGGTAGTGCGGTGTTAAAACCTAGCATATCCCCTGACCACCTACTATCCATCTGCGAGTAGAGTATTGGTAAGTTTACTTTTGCCATATTTTTATAAATTTATAATTGTTTTAGTCAAAGAAAAACATTGCGGGTGCCATATTTGCAATAAGTTTTGGGTCTTGGGCAACACTTGCTGATGGGTTGGTTGTGCCTGTCAAAAGTGAGCCATAATTTAATCTAATTCGGCCAACACCTCCCGGTGTAGCATTTGGGTAATAGGTTCCGGGGGTTGCTGTCACTAAATTAGTACCAAAAGCACCGCGCTCGCAATTTATAAGTATTGAGCCACCGGCACCTGAGCCACCACTTACTCCATTGTTGCCATAACCAATTCCACCATTAGCTGTAATGCTTCCACTTGCTCCAAAAGCCACCTCTCTTGCCCAAATAACCCAAGCACCTCCACCACTTCCACCCGTCCAAATTCCACCTCCTGAGCTTGACCCTTTTGGTCCACCACCACCACCACCAAGATGTAATGAGGTCAATTCTGCATTTCCTGCGTCGCTTGCACCACCACCACCACCATCCGGCGCCCAATCTGAGCCTAAACCGTTACCACCTCCGGCACCACATAAGCTATTTGTCCAACCGGCACCTCCACCATTCCATATTGCATTTCGTTGTTCTGCTCCCGTATAACCCAAGTAAGAGCTACCACCAACTGCGGCCGCACTTCCATCTGTTGAATTAGCACCACCGATATGTCCGCCTGACGGGGCATTATCATACCACCACTTAAAATGGTTCCATTCGTCAATTCCACCACGGTCACTACTTGAAATATACCCTTGGTACCCATTTTGGCTTAGATTGTAGTTAATGGTCAATTTATTGCGTACGGCAATAATGTTGATACCACCAAAAGCGTTTTTGCTTGAGGTCGCGACTGAGGCACCATATGATTTGCCACTTATTGCCGAGCCAATAGTGAGGTCAAGATATTCCGGCACTTTTACCACCTGCGCACCTGTACCATAAGTCCTAGACAATGAGGCCTCGGCAACAATTGAAGTTGTGCCACCACCTGACGACACAATAAATGGCTCCCAATTGGGGTCATAAATACCGGCCGCTCCATATGTCTGGTGAATTGCCGCCAAATCCCCATTACTTAAAATTGCACTTCCCAATGTAATATTTGCACCTGAGCTTGTGGCGTATGTGCGAGTATTCGGGTCTGATGTAATAGTTGACTGAGCCGTACCCCGTCCAAATGGTCGGCCCGGCATTATGTCGTATAGTTGTATTCCCATATTTTATGAACTTTGACCAATTACAAAACCAAGATAAGTATTCGAGGCAATGCAAATGAATCCAAAAGTATCATATTTACTTGCGGTTACAGTCAAGGTCGGTACAACGTTGTATGGCCAAGAAATACCAGCAAACCAAGTTGGTATTCTAGTCCCTACGGCGTCCTGCTTCAAAACTAAAACAAATCTTTGACCAATAGCGACGTTGCTCACGGCCAAGGTTCTATTACCGGCTAGGGTTACCGTTCTGACGTTGCCTTTTGTTTGGTCTGAAAAATCAAATGTTACAGTTGCCCCATCGGTTTCGGTGCCATAAATACCGGCGCCGGTAAGCCAATCTTTTCGCAAGTTGTTGAACTGCAAAGCTGTTGCGTTTGTTCCTGCTGTTACATCGGTGCTACTTGTCATGTTTTAATTATAAACTAGCCTATTGTAATATCCCAACTAAGGGTCAATGTGTCACTGGCCGACTTAACTCTGTTTATGGCTAATTTTGAAAAAAGAGTGCCACTGTTGGCGGTTGCTGAGGCTGAGTCACCAAATAAACCACATTCTCTCAAGGTTCCGTTGGCTTCTGCTGTGGTAAAAAATGTTTGGAAAGTAGCAACTTTACCGCTCGAGCTTCGGACACTAATTAGCTTCCTAAAAATCTCGGTGGTTAGGGTTGTATCTGCCAAAGTAGCGGCAACAACGCTTGTGCCTACTGCGCAATAAGTAATAATCCCTTGGTTGTTCGTTTCAACGCCACTTAGTGCTGAGGCGATTGAATTTTTACCGACGGTAACAAAAGTGTTGTCTATCCTATCTTTTGATTTTATTCGACCTCTAAAATACGCCTTTTTACCACTCTTGGTATACCCCTCGCGAAGTACGATAGTACAGGCTCCTTTTGGTTTCATAATATCGTTTACTTTCATGTTTTAATTATACATTTTTGACACTCTTTCCGTAAGTTTCTGTACCCTTATGGCATTTATGGCACAAAGTACGACCGTTTTTAACCTCCCACAATGGCTTGTATTTCATACATTTACTATAATCATTATCGCATTTTTTGATATAAATGGCTTTTTGTACAATATGGTCTGCTTGCAACTTGTTCCCCCTATATCCACATAGGACACAAGTATAGTTATCTCTTTCAAAAACGGTAGCTCTCCAATTTCTATATTTTCGAGTTCTTTTTATCCTCTCTAGCAATGGACTAACTCTGCCAATCTTGTCATAGTGATTTTTTCTGGATTGTTGAATTTTTGCCGTTCTCTCTGGGGTATGGTATAAACTACCGTTTTTTCTTTTGCTTTCAATTATTTTCTGCACATGTACATCAGTAAAACGTTTCCCTTTGTTACTGGGTGGTTTAATGCCTTTTCTTTTTAGAGTTTCTGATATTTTTTTCCTTGTTAAAATGTCCACAACCCCATTGTAACACAATTAGCCCCACTGGTATAAATTCCACCTTGCTCTAGTAACAGGGGTTGAGGTCAAGCTATCCGGGCACCAAGTAAAATATGGCCCGGTGCTGTCTATAGTAAGCGAGTCGGTCAAACTGTCGCTTAGCAAGCTGTCTTGAATACTAAGTAACTCATCTACCACCTCATCATCGTCAAGCTCAATAAGGTTTTTATTAGCCTCAAGTAACTTGATTAAGAATTTAATAATTCCCATTGTCTTACTACTAGCTAAAAATACGTTGTAATAGAATACGCCACCACCGATTGATTTTGAGACAACTTTTTGAACCAAGTAGTCATCATTTACTCCGTATTCACTTAAATTGATGTTTATATACTGCCCTGACCTAAATCCCAAGGTGTGGGTGGTAAAACTGCCCTCAATGACTTCGTTGGCGTAGTCTGTGAGTTCTGCGCTGGCTCTGTCTCTGGCCGCTTGAGTTGTGTCAATACTTTTGTCAAAAATAGCAAATTCTTTTACTCCGTTGGCTAAAATACTGGCTGTGTCCTCGACTGCCACCAAAATTGGTATATCGTAGGTGTAGGTTAAAACGAGGGTGTCGGTAGTAGCTAGAATGGTAAGCCCATCGTCTTGGTCAATATATTTTTCCTGAAAATTTAGGTAGTAGTCAAAACCCGAGGTGTCGACATTTTTAATACCCAAGGTTTTTGCCACGCCATTGACGGTTATTGTGCAATCGTGTGGCTTGTCTGGTAGTGGAAACTGTCGAGCAACACCGTCACCCTTAACTGAGTAGGTCGTGGGGTCACTTAGTTTTGTGCCACCTCTGACGTAAACACGATTTTTGAGCTGTGTGGTGTCTTTGCTTATTTGTAGGTTGGTATAGTCATTTGCTGAACTGTCTATGTCAAAAGGCGTTCCGGTCGTAGTCGTGGGGAAATAGTGAATATCTTTTGAGTAGTCAATATACCAATTCCTACCACTAAGCTCGCAAAGCCTCCTCATGGCTTGGCTTATTTGCTGATAATTAAATTTAATGGAGTTTATTGTTACGCCTGTGACAACGTTGGTTGTGGTTATGCCTAGACCTACGCAATAGGTGTTTATAATGTCCGAGATAATAGTAGAGTCGGCGTCGTCTGAATAGCTTTTGTGGACTAAATAGCGGTCTAGGACGTAGGTATAATCTGTACAATTTACCGAGTATTCCACTACCCCCAAACCCTGTTTTTTCATTGTCACCCCCACAATATAGCCACCAAATAAAATAGTGTCGTCGGCTAGGGTTATGATTATCTCGTCGTCCGTGTTTGGAGCACCTACGGCGTTCCGGTCAATCAATTTAAACTGGCAAGTATTTGCCTTATCGTTTATTGCGTCCTCAACAACAATACTTTGGTTTATTACGTCTGCGGTTCTGTCTACTCCCGCAATTGTGATTGAATATGCCATTTTTAAATTCTAAGGTTTCCTTGTAGCCTCTTAATAAGTGAGTCACCCATCATTTCGGCCATTTGGTTTGCTCCGTATGTGTCGGCTATAAAAGCCCCTGCCATGTCTACCCTTATGACTAAATTGCTTGTTCTATCTCCGCCGTTGGATACTGAGGCGCCGGCCATTGTGCCACTCACTGAGCCGGTCCAGTTGAGTCCACCCAAGGCTTCGTTTACCTTGTCTACACCATTGGTTACAATATCTACGACCGACGGTGAATGTCTTTTTGTAAAATCCAGTCTATCTTTAATCCAGTCGACTGCTTCCTGTATTCTCTTTTTAGCTTCATTAAATGGCCACATAATCGCGTCTAAAACGCTACTGCCTATACTTCTGACTGTTGCAACTAGGCTATTCCACCCACTTACTACATGTGCCCATAAAGCAGTCGCAAAAGCCTTTACATCATCCCAATGTTTAATCAACCAAATTCCGGCGGCGATTAAACCAAATATTGCTACTACTACCCAAGCAATCGGGTTAAATGCCAAAAAAGCCAAAGCGGTTCCCAAGGTTCCAACTACAGTGATAACGGTCGACAATCCAGTAACTAAAAATCCTAAAATAACAAGTAGTGGACCAATTACTGTAATTACCCCAAGTATTATTAATATTGTGGTCTTTTGTGCTTCGCTTAATGATGTAAACCATTGGACAACTTGAGTCAACATATCGACAACTTGAGCCAATATAGGGTTAATTAGTTGTCCAAATGAAACTTTAAGAGTTGTCATGCTTTGCTCAAGTTCAGCCTGTTTATCAATTAAACTACCATGAAATCTCTCGGCACTCCCCATTGTGAGGTTGGTTAAGTCAATCATGCCTCGATACTTGGCCATCTCATCGGTAATGGTATTTGCGGCTACACCACTGGCAATCAACGCTGTTCTTCCTTTATCTATAATATTTATAAAATTTTCGTTTATACCAGATAAGTTACCAATCGCCGAGTTATTGGTTGTGTAAGCAAAAGATAAGTTTTCCACTGCCTGTGCAAGTGTGATTGACGACGATTTTCCCGTTATAGCCTCATTAGTAAACCTTTTCATTAGGTCGGTTGCTTGGTCTAGGTTCAAACCAGACTTCAATAGATTTTGCAGTCCTGCCGCCGCCGGACCAACACCAATTCGCAACTCTTTACCAAGTGCCTGAGCTGACTCTTTGGCTTTTTCGCCACTTACTCCAAATCTTTCGGAAATAATATCAAGAGTCGTCAATGAGCGCTCGAGATTATTGGCTTGTTCTGACGAGTCTTTTAAAAACATGGTAAGACCAGCTCCAACAACGGTGGAAACAAGGGTCATATTTTTACCAAAATCTGTGAGTTTTGAGCCAACAGTTTGAAGTTTGGCTTGGAAATTTTCGGCTGATTTTTCAACCTGCTTCATTCCGTCTCGAAAGCCAGAAATATCCGCTGTGACTGTGGCTACAACACTACCGATTGAAAAAGACATAATTTATTTTAGCATTTTTACCGATACCTTATTGAATATTTTAACTGCGACTGTGAGTATTGAGACTAAAAATATAAATCCACCCAATATAGCCATAACCAATCCCAATAATGGTATCCAAAAAAAACTTATCATACCAAGTCCCAATAAAGCTAAAAATACCAAATCTTTGTTTGTAGGTTCCTTTTTCATTAAATAACACCTCCTTTCTCTTTTCTAGTAGCCCAACCCCTTTGAGCTATTTTGTCATATTTATTGTGACAAGATGGACATAAAGACATAAAATCAGACACATCTCTTTTATATTGACCAGAAATATTTGCCCAATGGTATCTTGTTGAGGTGTGTTTTTTGTCGTATGAGCAATAAATAGCCTTGCCGACCTGTCTAGCTAACCAATAATGGAGAGCACTATAACTAGCAAAATCACCTTTCCATTTATAGTGTTTTTCTCCTAAATTGTGGCCTAGAGATAGGCCGTCCATGTTCAACTTACTCTTTTGCTCTTTTGTATATTTAACTCCTTTATTCCAAGGTACATGACCCATCATTGATGTTTTTTTACAGTCATAAGAGCAAAACTTAAAAGTCTTTGCTCTATAAGGTCGGACGTCTTTACTTTTACCGCAATTAGTACATTTCAATATCATAACTACATGGTACTATCATAGTTCCGTATTGTCAACTCTTTACCGCAATAGAGCTACTATTGTTCTGCAATGCTTGTTTCAATTTTTCAAACCCGACCGCGTCAAATTCCGAATCAATATATGACTTTCCCTCGTTTTGGCGCTCTTGTTGTTCTAATGTATTCCATAGTCTTTTTGCGTCCTTTGTATGAGGGTTTGTGGCAATAGCTAACTGCATTTTGTAATCATTGATTTTTCGGCGAGTAATTAGGCGCGAAAAAATAGGCAACTCGTCAAGGTAAACCGTTTCAAGTATGTCGTTTTTCGCCCACCCATAACTACTCGCTAACAAATCAATGGCCCAAAAAATCCATTCTTCGTCGTTTACTGAATGGGTGTCGCTTCCGGGCGGGCCGTTGCTTTTTTTATGTTCTCATAGACTTCTTTGAAGTTATTTACTTCAATTATTGCCATGACAACTCGAGTAATCTCGTCTAAACCAAGTGCTTCAACCTGCTCTTTTTTGAGCGGTGTGGCGATGGTTAGAATATCGATAAAATCGGGTAATCCCTCACCAATAATGGTGGGTAGTAATCCCAATAATTCATCGTTTTTCTTTCCCTCAAGTCCTTTGACGTGTTTTGGGAGTTCTTTTATAGCTTTGAGTAAGTCCGAATACTTACCAATAGGTAATTTCGAGACTTCAATGCTAAGGTCGTCTAATTGTACTGTTTGTGTTTTCATAAACTTTTAATGGCGGGTGACTA